AAAAATTACCCATATGGCGGTCGGCGATGGCGGCGGAGTATTGCCAACGCCGGATGCAAAGCAGACTGCACTGGTGAATGAGAAACGCCGGGCTGCGCTGAATATGCTCTATATCGACCCGCAGAACAGTAGCCAGATTATTGCTGAACAGGTAATCCCTGAAAATGAGGGCGGTTGGTGGATACGTGAAGTGGGCCTGTTTGATGAGTCCGGGGCATTGATTGCCGTGGGAAACTGCCCGGAAAGCTATAAGCCGCAACTGGCTGAAGGCAGTGGGCGTACCCAGACCGTGCGCATGGTGCTGATTACCAGCAGCACGGACAATATCACCCTGAAAATCGACCCTGCCGTCGTGCTGGCAACCCGCAAGTATGTGGATGACAAGGTACTGGAGCTGAAGGTGTTCGTGGATGATAAGATGGCAAAACATCTTGCCGCACCGGACCCGCATTCACAGTATGCACCCAAAGAAAGCCCGACATTGACCGGAACACCCAAAGCGCCAACGCCAGCGGAGGGGAATAACACCACGCAGATTGCGACCACCGCGTTTGTTCAGGCGGCACTGATGGCCCTTATTAATGGTGCGCCAGCCACACTGGATACGATGAAAGAAATTGCCGCTGCCATTAATAATGACCCGAAATTCAGTACCACCATTAACAATGCGCTGGCACTGAAAGCGCCGCTGTTAAGTCCGGCATTCACCGGAACGCCAACAGCCCCCACTGCCGCACAGTCGGTTAACAATACACAGATTGCCACCACGGCTTTTGTGAAATCGGCAATTGCGGCAATGGTGGGGTCTGCACCTGCTGCACTGGATACACTGAACGAACTGGCTGCGGCGCTGGGGAATGACCCGAACTTTGCCACGACAATGCTTAATGCGCTGGCAGGTAAACAACCGTTGGACAATACGCTGACTAATTTGAGTGGAAAGGATGTAGCTGGTCTTCTCGCATACCTTGGTTTGGGAGATGCATTAATTGGTGATGAATGTAAAATTGCAGGGTTTGACAGTAGTAACGTCAATGCCCCGTATATGCGATTCGCCAGAACAAATACAGTAGTTCGTCTGGCAACAAAAGACTATGCGCAACCAAAAGACCAGACACTGACAGATTTAAGCGGTAAGGATAAGGCTGAACTAAGAACTTATCTTGATCTGAAAAGTGCGGCTCAAAGGGATGTTGGCTCAGGGGCAAATCAGATTCCGGATATGAATGACTTCACATCCAGCCTGACCAGCCCTGGCTGGCAAAAATTACCGTCAGGTCTGATTATTCAGTGGGGGGCAGCCAATCCATCATCAACTGGAGAGATCTTTATTACGTTTCCTGTCGCGTTCTCTGCATACCCGATGTATGTGGGATTTGGTCCTCAGCAGGCATCGCTTCCTAACGTAGTTCAGTCGCCAGTAATTTCAGCGCCAACGATAACTAATTTAGGATGCGGCGTCCGAAATCTGATGATTCCAACAGCGGGCGGAGCACCAGTAGCCAGCATGAGTTCATTTTTCTGGATTGCGGTAGGGAAATAATATGTACAAATACAGTGCTAAAAAAAATGCGTTTTATCTGGCTGGTAATGAGGCCGTATACCGCGATTCCGGCACATGGCCTGATGATGCAAAAGATATTGAAACCCGACGTGCCGAGTCGTTTATGGCGACACCTCCGCAGGGTAAGCGACGTATTGCAGGTGCAGACGGAATGCCTGCGTGGGCAGATATTCCTTCACCCACGCATGAAGAACTTATTGAAATTTCTGAGTCAAAAAGACAGCTATTAATTAATCAGGCCAACGAATACATGAACAGTAAACAATGGCCCGGTAAAGCCGCTATTGGTCGTCTGAAAGGCGAGGAACTGGCGCAATATAATTCGTGGCTGGATTATCTGGACGCACTGGAGCTGGTTGATACCTCCAGTGTGCCAGATATTGAATGGCCTACGCCTCCGGCAGTTCAGGCCAGATGACATCCGGCGCGGTGCTGGTATCTGTTGCCGTCACCGCGTCAATGTAATCCAGCACAATGTTAAGTCGGGTGGTTTCTGCCTGCATCAGCTTCCGCCCGGCCTGCAATTTCAGCTGAATCAGACTAATGGAAGCCATTGCTGCATCAATCAGTGACTGGCGTTGTGCTTCTGCCACTTCTACTGCGGCACCGTGTTGTGCCTCAGTATCTGTCACCCATTTCTCACCATCCCATTTATCGTATGGCGTTAACGGTGCGATAGTGGTTGTATTTTCAGGGTAATCACCCGGAGCTGTGATTTCTTTGGCATCTCCCGTTTCGGTGTTATAGACGATTTCACCGCGATGATCTGGCACATATTCCCATGAGTTAAAATCTGTAGAACGGCAGATTGCATAATCAGCCTTATGTGTGCCAGGGGCATCTAAACAGGAACATGCCGGAATGCCGACACCAACGGAAAGATATTCATTTGAAGTGGAAATATATTCCCGTGTTTCACCATCATAGTTATAGACAGGAATATTTCCCGCCTTCGTGGCAATAAGCTCGCTATTTAATACAGCGTTATCCATTATGCAGCCCTCACGATATAGTTAAATGCAATATTCCGTGGGCGGGTTTCATTTACCCCATATGCTGTTGTTCTCTGATTCCCGACAAAATATCCATTTGGATTAGAGGATACAGAATAATCATCAAAATCAAGTGGGCTATCAGCACCCGGCGTCAGGCTTGCAATATATCCTCTTCCCATAACTTCTGATGCTGGTATTTCTTTTGTACGATAATCACTGACTCTGAAGAGCTGTCCCTGGTGGGTGTGTGATTCCACTCCTCCATTCTGAAGACTTAGCAAGGCACGTCCAGCATCAATACCACGCCCATCATCCCAGCCACGAATAAACTCACCACGTAAATCAGGCAATTTATTTGTCGGATAAGCCTTTGCCAGTTCCGGGTATTCTTCAGCAGAAAAAGCTGCACCATTGCATTTCAGCCAGCCTGTAGGCGGAGTGGCTGAAGGCCACGGAACAGGCACCCCAACAGGTAATGCAGAGTCTTCTCCCAAACCAACGTTTAAGAAAATGCAGCGATTACGACTAACTGGCATCATCCCCGATTTTTATTCAAGGAGATGATCATGCTTATTGGCTATGTACGCGTGTCAACAAATGACCAGAACACCGATTTGCAACGTAGTGCGCTGAACTGCGCGGGATGTGAGCGGATTTTTGAGGATAAAATCAGCGGCACTAAGTCCGACAGACCGGGGCTGAAAAAACTGCTCAGGACACTATCGGCAGGAGACACGCTGGTTGTCTGGAAGCTGGACAGGTTGGGGCGCAGTATGCGGCATCTTGTTACGCTGATAGAAGAGTTACCCGCGAACCTGCGAAGAAAGAAAGCACCACGGTGAAGCGTAAGCGCAGAACTAAGAAGCAGAAGAAAGAGCCGGAAGCGAAGCAGGGCGATTACCTGGTGGGTACGGATGAAAACGTGCTGGTACTTAATCGCACTTATGCCAACCGGAGCAACGCCGAACGAGCGGCGAAAATGCAGTGGGAACGCCTGCAACGCGGCGTTGCGTCATTCTCGCTACAACTGGCGGAAGGGCGGGCAGATCTCTACACGGAAATGCCAGTGAAAGTCAGTGGCTTTAAACAGCCGATAGATGATGCGGAATGGACTATTACCACCCTGACGCATACTGTCAGCCCGGATAACGGTTTTACGACCAGTCTGGAGCTTGAAGTGAAGATTGATGATTTCGAAATGGAATGATTCTTCGCAATGGAGAACTTTTAAGTTCTCAAAATGGAATAATGCGGTATCATTATTGTGAATTTAGCAAAAATGGGGAGAACTCGAAAAATGATGATTTGCCCACTGTGTGGAAGTGCCGCCCATACTCGCAGCAGTTTTCAGGTATCTTCATTGACCAAAGAGCGTTACAACCAGTGCCAGAACATTAACTGCAGCCATACTTTTGTTACTCATGAAACTTTTGTTCGTTCGATTGCAACGCCAAAAGAGTCAAATCCGGTTCAGCCGCATCCAATGAAATCAGGACAGGTGGCGCTCTCTCTTTGACGCTGCCGCCATTTTGTCGCCATCGTTAAAAAACAGTGCTTCTAACATCATGATTTTAAAGAGCATAAATTTCAGGCAACAAAAAACCCATCAACCTTGAACCGAAATGGCGGGGTTGATGGGCTCCACAAAATGGGGACATCAAAGAAAAGCAGTGGCACTAATTAAGACTGATGCCCTGCGGAAAAGTTCTGCGGTTGTGCAAAAAAATTTCATTTTCAGGGCAACTTCAGTTTTATCCTAATCCTGGCCATACCATGACGATGATTGTCCCTGCCAGCGTCAGCAGGACGTTGGCGATTGCATAGGTGCCCGCATAGCCCAGCGCCGGGATGTTACTGCGAGCTGTATCACTGATGATCTCCATTGCCGGCGCGCAGGTACGTGCGCCCATCATTGCGCCGAACAACAGCGCGCGGTTCATTCGCAATACATAAGCACCGAACAAGAAACAGATAACCACGGGCACCAGACTGACAATCAATCCGGCAATCAACATCTGACCGCCAATCGCGCCCAGGCCGTTATTAATACCGCTACCGGCGCTCAGACCAACGCCTGCCATAAACACCATCAAGCCGAACTCTTTCACCATGCTTAATGCACCCTGCGGAATGTAACCGAAGGTCGGGTGGTTAGCACGCATAAAGCCCAGCATAATTCCGGCGAATAACAACCCGGCAGCGTTCCCCATGCCGAAACTGAATGTGCTGAACTGGAAGGTGATCATCCCGATCATCAGCCCAATAACAAAGAAGGCGCAGAATGCCAGCAGGTCAGTGACCTGGCTGTGAATCGAGATAAAGCCGATGCGATCGGCGATGGTTTTTACGCGGCGGGCATCGCCGCTGACTTGTAAAACGTCACCTTTGTTAAGCACGACGTTGTCATCTATCGGCATCTCAATCTGGCTACGAATGACGCGGTTAAGGAAGCAACCGTGATCGGTCAACTTCAGTTGTGCGAGACGTTTACCTACAGCGTTATGGTTTTTAACGACCACTTCTTCAGTGACGATACGCATGTCGAGAAGGTCACGATCGAAAACTTCTTTACCGTTACGGAAGCTGGGATCGAGTCGGGCATGGGCGTCGGGATAGCCTACCAACGCTATTTCATCGCCCATTTGTAGCACGGCATCACCGTCTGGATTTGCCAGAATCCCGTTACGTCGAATACGTTCAATGTAGCAGCCGGTTTGTCGATAAATACCCAGTTCACGCAGATTTTTGCC